TCCATAAATTTAAGCTCCCCAACCTCCCCGCCTAATGAGCAAACAGGGAGGTTGGGTATTGGGCTTTTATGCGGTTACCCAAAGGGGGATGCAAGTAACCAGAGTGCTATTCTCCGCCGCATTCCCTAATCAGTTTGTGCTTCTGGGTAAGATTCAACAATCTCAACTTGCGTGGTATTAAGATCGTTGATTCCTTGTCCCATAGAGTCATCTGCAATTGCATCGTTAAGGTTACTCCGAAGTCCACCGAGTAAGATTTCGTTAGCTTTGATTGCTTTTAAAACCTTGTCGTGAGTCTGTTTGAGTTCTTCGATGGTTTTCTCCATTGCAGCGATCTCAGTTTCGAACACTTCTTTTGCTTTAAGTTCAACTTCCATATTAGCTTACAAAGTCCTCCACAAATGTTGCAACATCTTTGCTTGTATCATCTGGGGTTATAGACAGAGATGGAGCAAACCAAGAATATTTTCCTCTAGTAATCAATGTGCTTTTTAAATTCCAGACTCTTGTGTGAACTGGAGTCTTTTTATTATACATTGCAAAAGTAGCGAGACGTTTGAAAGTTTGTCTGTATGCATCTTTTGCTACATTGATACGACCAATTGCGTAATTCTTTTTACCTAGTGGTAATGGGAATGCTTCAACATCATCTGAACCTTCAAACAAAAAGGTTATTTCCGCAAACTCAAGAAGCTCATAATCACTGTCGGCTGCGAGTTTGTTTCTTTCTTCAATTGTTCCTGCAATCCTAGGGACTTCGTCAGAATCAAAAGGGATGTCCTCTCTCCATTGCTTTACAGCTAGTAGTGGCACTACCTTAATTTCTTCTTCTGGCTGAGACATAAGAAATCTTTTATCTAAAACAATAGATCCGTATGGAGCAGGTTCCCCATCGTTTAGATTTATGTCACTTGTTTTCTGAACAACATTGATTCTAGGGATATCTATATCACTTTGTTCAATTGTGTTTGGCAATCCGCCAACTGTTAGCTCCGTAGACGGAGCACTTACTATTACTTCTTTACTCATTTTATATGTTTCTATATTTCTATATTTCTTGTTTTCCTAGGACAGTGTATGTCTTTCGGGTGATTGTTCTATAATGCCTTCATCAGCACAGGCATCCATAAACTCAGAAGCCTTCGCTTGCTTTTCTCCTCTATCCGCTTTGTCTCCGATACTCTTAGCAATTTTTGATAGTGGTATTGAAACGTGTTCTAATAATTCTTCACTATCCATCCCAAAGTCTTTTGCTACTTTAATAAATTTTTGAGAGTCTACTACAGTTCGTCGGCCCGACATCTTTTTTAATTGTAGGTTCGGGTACTCCATACCATCTTGTGCTAATTGTATTGCTCTCTTCTTAAATCTATCTGCCCAGT